TCGGTTGTTTTTTCGGCATTCTCCGCCTCTTTGATGGCTTGGGGATATTAAGCTCTAAAATAATTTTTAGTGTAAAATATTCAGCCCTTTTTATTCTGCACGTGCCTCTTTTTCTTCACATAAGCGCATGTATTCAAATAATATATTGTCTGGTAAAGCTCGCCAACAATTACACAAGGCTTCCAACAATAATTCCTTGCCTGCTTCATGTATATCGGCGGGGTATAGACTCCCAATCACTTGTATTGCTTCATCTCTTGTCATATCAGTCCTCCGGTTCCTGTTGAATGCATTCCCTGCCATCCCAACTATTATGTATACATTTAAAGTCTCCATTAGGCTGTATCTCTAATCTTGGTTCACAGTCGCAAGTTGAACTCATTTGATGCTCTTTTATATCATTTAAGGGATATATGTGATTTATCATTGAATTAACTCCGATTGTAGTATTCCACCACAGCGTGGGCAGGTAAGAAAAGGCATTTCACCCTCAGCCGTATGGTCTCTAAGGTCAAGTTTTTTAGCTATTTTTCTACTTATTTTTAGGTATGTGCAAATAACATCTTCACCATGCCATGAACATACTGAACACTTCTCAGTCATTAATAACTCCAAGCCTCAAGTTTGCCTGTTAAATAGTTGTTTAATAAATAGTTGCAACATATGGCGCAATAATAAATATCACCTGTTTTCTCGCCTTTTGATGCTCTATCAGTATGCGTATTACTATAAGTTGTATCTACAAGCTCCATTTCTTCACAGCATTCAGGACAATCCATATCACTCCTCCAGCTCTAATGGTGTTATATCACCATACTTCGTCGCAATCCAACTCATAATTGTTACAATATTTTTTCCAACCAGCCATTTATCTATCGGTGGGGCTTCAGTTACAATATCGTTTTCAACTTCTATTCCAAAAGTTGCGTAAGGTAAGATTATTCTATATAGCATTCATAAACTCCTTGTTAGGGGAAAGTTAGGCATTATCTTCATCTCCATAGTTGCTTATTCTGGCATCACCTCATGTTTAGTTGTCCCAATATATGTTCCTTCTCCCTCGCCAAGTTTAGCCATAGCAAAATATCTCGTATCATCCATACTATGATTGAACTTATCTACTGGCTTATCATTCTTCACCGCATACATCAAAATCTCTTGTCTGAAATGCAGGCATATGCGATTAACCAATATTCTCGGTTTGCCCAATACAGGCTTGAGCGCACTCTTCACCCGCTCTATCCCCTCATCAATAGTTTTCTTGTCTATCACAGTCACAGTGGCTTGCGGACAGGCTTCCCGCCATTCCTGTATGAGGTCTGGACGTGAATTATCGGGAATTATTTCCTTGATTAATCTCCACCACGGAGCTTTCTTCGCCCTTTCTATCACCCGTGTGTTGGTGGTGGATTCATCAGCCATCTGCATATATAACTCCGTCACCCGTATCCATGTCTCCTTGCCCCCCAGTTCTTCTGGTGCTTCCTGCCATACCCCCACGGAGAATGGGTCAACACCACCAAAGTCCACGCTCAACACCACCGGCTTGTCCATCAGACTCACATTCACCAAATGCACCTTCTCATCCCATTCCTGCTCGTAAACTGTATCCCCCAATCCCACTTTGATACATAACCAATCACGGGCAAGCATGGAATAGGATAGAGTATGGAGTTTCTGCACAAAGTCATCAATCTTATAATAACCATCTGCCCCTTTCATTTGCTCACCAGGGCATATCCCAGACAGCGGACACGTGGAGCATTTGTAGTCTTTGCATGACTCCAATATTTCCCACACGCAGTACTTGTAGATATTGTGCCCTCTCTCATCCGCATTCTTCAGTGCCTTATCCATCTGCCCCATGATATTGTGATTGGTCGAGAACAGACCCAATACAGCCCTATGCCCATGTTTGCTGGTGGGTTGTGATAATGCTGCTTGATACACCTCTTCATCTATCTCATCCACTTCATCAAGCAATAACGCCTGTGGATGGGGCCCGCGTACCGCCGTCATGGATGCAGTCAATATACTTACTTTAGACTGATTGGTAAATTCTGCTTTGGTTTGTAGTATGTCTTTGGTCAAGCGCAGGTTCTTTGGGTCAGTCTCATCCCTAAATATCTTCATAGCTTCATAGGATAGGAGTGATTGGTCTTTACTCCCACCAAGTATCCGGGTTTCGTAGCGGGCTTTTGAGCATGACTTTACCCATGTATTCAACCCGCCATACAAGTACGTCTTGCTCCCCGATCTACATGACCATATCACGTAATAGCGGGCAACGTCACGGAGAATATCGGATACGGGTCTGAACTGTGGCACGTGGTCTGGGTGCTCACATAGTTTTTTAGTTCCCACAACTGCCACCTGTAATGCAGCCAAAAATTCAGCTACATCAAGATCCGTCTGCATTCCCTTGTCCAGGTACTTCTGTATAATCTGCGTCCTGAACATTTCCCGCAGATTTCTTATTTCTTCCGGGCTTTGCACCATGTACTAATCCTTTCATCATTGCAATACGTTCTTCTTGACTAACATTATCCATATACACATTGAACTCTTTGACAGACGTAATGCGGTCTTTCTTGTGTTCAGCGGGCATGTATTCGGATACAAATTTATGGTAGGCTTCCAGAAACATACGGTATTCAGAAACAAATTTGGACAGCTCACTCATATTATTAATTTTGACATTAGGGTCGTATGTACCATCCAGGTTCTTGTGGAAGGCGCTATTGATAATGGCTTCCATCTTGTCCATCATGTCGGTCATTTTCTTAGCTACTGGGTCGTCATACTTCAGCAAGTCACCCCGTTCTTTCTTGGCTTCTATCACCCCTGTATGCTCTTTCAGCCGCTTTTCCCACTCAAACCGTGCCGCCCACTTGGATACTGTGGCATAGTGATAGCCGAGCAGTCTGCCCACTTCGCTGTATGACCTGCCAGTCCCCAAGTCGCGGTATGTTTCCCATGCATGGAACTGGGCTTTACGTTCAGTCAGTTTATTCTGAGGCATCATTATCCTCTTCTCTACTCCAGAAACGTACAGGCTTATTCAAAAGTTCTGCATGTTTTATCTCATTGTTGGTGCTCTCACCAATATACCCGCCCACATCAATTACCAAAATCTCATCAGCCAATTCTATTTTCCTGAAGTGCAACTTATCAAGCATTTGCTTCTGCTCTGGTGACGGATAGAATACATCTTTATCTACGTGGGAAAACCACCCGACTGTGAGTACTATTCTACCTTTCATAGTCTCTTGGAAATTGGCTTTTATAAACTCATTCTTAAATTTTGTTGAACCGCATAAACATACGACTATTGGTCTAATATCTGGCACTCTCATTCTCCCTTCTAACTGCTGTATTGTACACCCCTGCATCCACCAAGCATTGGGGGAATGGTGGTGTCATCCAGTCTTTGATGTCGGCAAGCGGGTCGCCCACTTGGACACTGTGGCATAGTGGTAGCCAAGCAACCTGCCTACTTCACTATATGACCGTCCAGTCCCCAAGTCACGGTATGTTTCCCATGCGTGGAATTGGGCTTTACGTTCAACCTGTTTCGCCATCCATATCCTCCATTAAAGAATAATATATTAGCATTATGGTACATACTATGTCGGTTACGGAAACAAACAATCCACCCACAAAGCTAAGCCACTGACCGAGATGTGGATAATAATAAATATTCCATATACCCCATACAGCAAAAAACCCTACATGAACAAAACTAACACCACGTACTAATTTCTGGTGGTATAATTTGTTAATACTAATAAAGATGAACAATGCCCCCGATAACTCGAATACGCCGTTAATTAAATCAGGTATTGACACTATTATCCTCCATTTTCTCTATAATCCTATTCAAATACCACCGTGCTTTATACAAATCCTGTATGCCATTCTTATATCTCCATCTCACGATATATTTTAATATCTGAGCTTCGTGGAATGGCAACTCCAAACCTTCAATGGCATCAATACACTCCAATTTCCCCTGTGTATAATGTGCAGGGTGGTTTATATCATCTGGTTTGTTCATTATCACTCCTTTCGTAAAAACCATTATTTACTAAGCATTGTGGGTATGGGCATATCATCCAATCCATAATGTCAAAGAGGGGGTCGCCCAGACTGCCTATTGCAAAATCCCAATCTCTATCATTCATATCGTATATGCCTCCAACTGTTTCCAATTCTTCCCACACTCCACATCCACCTTCACCGGCACCGTCAACTCCACCGCGGTACACATCACTTCATGAAACTGCGGTGCAATGATAGGTATGTATTCATCCTCCACTTCAAATATCAACTCATCATGTACTTGAAGCAATGGGCGGCATACAACCCCATAGGCAGTCTGCCATTCATGTATGATTGGAGTAAGCCGCCTCATCGCCTCTTTCAATATACCACCCGCACCCGACTGTATTGGTGCATTCACCGCTTGCCGTATCCCTGCCTCCCTCACATATGGCAAGTATGATTTTAGTTCAGGTATCCACCTTATCCTCCCAAACATATCCCTCACCATGCCAGTACGCCGTGCTTCTGCCTTGACCTCTTCCACCCAGTCAAAAAACCCTGGATAGGTTTCTCGCCATGAGTCAAGGAAATGTTGGCAATCCCGTTCTGAGAACTCAGTCAATCCCTCATGTTGGAATTGCGACCACAATCCTTTAGCCGAGATGAGATATATAGTGCCGAAGTTCACCGTCTTAGCTGGTCTCCTATGTGCTTTATCCTCTATCTTCTCTGGCGGTAGACCAAACATGTGGCAGGCAGTAGTCATGTGCATATCACCGTCGTTGCGGAATACGTCCAACATGGTTGGGTCTTGGGACACATGAGCAGCCACACGGAGTTCAATTTGGCTAAGGTCAATGGCGAGGAAGGAGCATTCAGTCATCATTCCACCAATTCCTTCTTTTAGGCTGTATTCCATTTAAAGCAAGTTCAACATCCATTATAGCATCCGCATATCCACCATTATAACCCTCTGCAGAAAGAGCACCATTACCAAAATGACTCTCTTTTGCCTGCAAATGTATATCATGATTTACATTTTCCAAGACTTTGCTTAACTTTCTTTTGATGCCCACCGCCATCATTCACTCCTTTCACTAAAATGCCTTTTCAAGTGTGGGCCAAGTTTATTATACATAGCCTCATCTATATGTAGATCAAGTAATTCTAATACTTTCACAACACCCCCAAGTGTAATATCGTCACGTGGTGCAAATTTGTACCATTTCTGCTGGTAAAACTTTAATTGGTTGTCATCCCTGGGTATAACTATTCTATTACTCACCATCCGCCCCTTTCTGATATAAACGCTTTCCTTATCCGGCGCCCCAGTTCGGTACGCACAGGTATATTTTGTAATGCGGGCTTCGAGGAAGCGAGCCGTCCT